AAGAATTTGAAAAATAAAAAGGATTTGATGTTTTTGGCAATCGCAATTCAAAATTTACAACCAGATGCTAGCTTCATAGTAGAGGATAATAGTTACGATTCAATAATTTGGAGAAGTCAAGGTCTTGCAATTCCTTCTAAAGAAGAAGTGATGACTGAAGTAGACAGGTTAAAAAGTCTTGAACCACTACGCCAACTCCGAATTCAACGCAACCAACTCCTCGCATTAACAGATTGGCGAATGACTGAAGATTACCCATTCAATGACAAAGAAGCATGGAAAACATACCGACAAGCACTTAGAGATTTACCTGCAAACAGTTTTCCAGAATTAGATGAATTTGGTAATCTAACAAACATCACTTGGCCAGAGGAACCAGCATAACATGACAGGGATTCTTAAAGTAGACCAAATAGCAGAAGCAAATTTGGGACAAGGTGTCAGACTGAATCATACTCTCAAGAATAGTTCTGATACAGAGATTATAAGTGCTGTAGGAACGATTAGCAACGCAACGCTGGACTCAACGGTTACGTTTCCTGCTGGGAATATTGTTAATTTTAGTCAAGGATACTCAACTACTAACACTGAAAAAACACTGTCATCAAGCTATGGTGCAACAGACACAAGCGTTACGTTGAGTGACATCACAACTGGAAATTCTATCTACATTATTTATTCATTTTTAGCTGACGTTGATGGAGACATCCATTCAACTATTTATGTTGATTCAACAGATGATTTAGCTTTATCAGGAGATGTAGCCTTGACACAAACGACAGATGCTGGGTCTGGTCGATTTTTAGTTAATAGTGTGGGGTCAGTTTTTTACACTTCTACTAGTACCAGTCATACTTTTACAATTTACGCAAAAACAGTAGTAACTCCTTGTTCAATTCGGGATGACAGAATCAAAAGTCAAATTATGGCAATGGAGATTCAAGTATAATGACTGCTCATAAACAAAAAAGAAATGCTATAAATGCGATAAGTCCCAACGCAAAGTTTACTTTATTTGGATTAACACTGAACTGGCTTGATGAAAATCAGAGAAAACCAACCGAAGAAGAAATCCAAGCAAAGATTCAAGAACTCCGAGCCGCAGAACCACTACGCCAACTCCGAATTCAACGCAACCAACTCCTAGCATCAACAGATTGGCGCATGACAACAGACTATCCATATGCAGACCAACCTGAATGGGAAGACTATCGTTTTGAGTTGAGAGAATTACCACAACGTATTGCGAATGGTGAAGTGCCTGCTCCTACACTGGATGAAAATGATATGCTGATGTTTGATGAATGGCCACTAAAACCGGGAGAGACTGCATGAGTAAAGTAGTAGGATTAGGCACACTTGCAGACGATATATCAGTTAGTAATGGTGAAGTCACTATTAATGATTTAAAACCTAGCCAAAGTATGATGTTTCGGAATAAGATTATTAATGGAAACTTTGATATTTGGCAACGTGGGACAAGTCAGACGAGTAATGATTATGGAAGTGTAGACAGGTGGCGTTTAGGGAACGTTGGAAGTTCCAAAACAGCATCACAACAATCCTTTACTCTTGGGCAAACAGAGGTTCCAGGCAATCCAAAATATTATCTAAGACATGTGGTAACAAGCGCAAATGGGTCTGGAAATTTAGTTGTTGCTTTTCATAGAATTGAAGGAGTTGGAACATTAGCTGGGAAAACAGCAACATTAAGTTTCTGGGCAAAAGCTGATTCTAATAAGAATATTGCAACTGAGGCAGAGCAAACGTTTGGAACTGGAGGATCTCCATCTAGTTCAGTTAATTCAATTGGGGTCACTACATATAGTCTAACACCTTCTTGGCAAAAATTTACAACCACTATTTCCATTCCATCTATTAGTGGAAAAACTATTGGCACAGATGGTAATGACTATTTTCAAATAATATTTTGGTTTGAGGCAGGTTCAACTTACAATTCCAGAACCAACTCACTAGGCAACCAATCTGGAACCTTTGACATTGCCCAAGTCCAACTTGAAGAAGGCACAGTCGCAACTCCGTTCGAGCATCGTCCAATTGGGGTAGAACTAGGGTTGTGTCAGAGGTATTACCAGAAGATTTCTGGTAATTTGTACGGGACACAGGGCAGTGCAAGTTATGCGGTTTGGCAATTTAAGGAAACATTTAGAGCGCAACCTACTTGTACTGGCAACAACTCTGGTTCTGTTGTTGATTACCGAAATACCGATTTTGTTTCATGTTACTATAATGGTGGATATGCTAGTTGGACTAATGCAACTGCCGAAGCAGAGTTATAAAAAATGAGTTATACATATAAATTACAAGCAAATTACATTGATCCAATGGGTGAACTTCGGATACCTGATTTTATTATAAGAATTGAAGACAATGCCTATATCCCCTTCGACCCAGCAAACACTGACTACCAAGAATATCTTGCTTGGCTAGCCGAAGGTAATGAACCAGAACCACCAGATGAACCACAACAAGAGGAACCGCAAGCATGACCAAAGCTAGAAACATAGCAGAATTTGCAGACGATTTAAGCGTATCAAATGGTGAGGTTTCCATTGCCGATTTGAAACCTAGCCAGAGTATGATGTTTCGGAATAAGATTATTAATGGGGATATGCAAATTGACCAGAGAAATGCTGGAAGTAGTGTGGTTTTGTCAAATGCAAATAATCTTCCTGTTGATAGATGGAGAGCATATGCGGCATCTGGTTCAGGACATACTGCACAACAATCAACAGATGTGCCTAGTGGAGTAGGGTTTAGTAATTCTGTAAAACTTACAGTTGGAACGGGTGCGAGTCCGGCAGGAAGTAATTTGAATATCTTTTATCATGTAATTGAAGGATACAATATTTCTGATTTAATGTTTGGTTCAACGAACGCTAAATTTGTTACTCTTTCATTTTGGGTTAAATCTACTGGCTTGTCTTATCCAGCAACATTTTCAGCAAGTTTGCAAGATGGGGCAATTCCAATTGGAACAGGCATTCCTAAAGAATATACTATAAGCACTTCAAATACTTGGGAATACAAAACCTTAACCTTTATTGGTGATGTTAACACTGGATCAACTTATTCAAATACCAATGGTAAGGGATTACATATCACTTTTGACCTTGGTTCTGGTTCTGACTACGAAGGGTCTGCTAATGTTTGGTCATCTGGAAATATAAAAAGAACATCTTCAAGTGTTAAACTCATTGAAACATCTGGAGCAACATTATACATCACCGGAGTCCAGCTTGAAGAAGGCTCCGTTGCCACTCCGTTTGAGCATCGTCCTTATGGGTTGGAGTTAGGGTTGTGTCAGAGGTATTATGAAAAATTTGAGGGGGCTATGTATAGTGGAGATGACTCTGGTTCTGGTAATCATTATTCAATTGTCTTTTTTAAAGTTGAAAAAAGAGATGTCCCAACGACTGCTTATAGTCATTTGTACGATACTATTCAACTAATTACTAAACAAAAGTTAAGTCTATATAGGTCAAACTATAATACTTCAGTTGGCGATTTACAGATTATAGCGGAATTATGATTATTAAAACAGCAAGATTGCAGAATACTATATCCCCAATATCTGGGGAGATTATTGAAAGATTAGTAGTTATTACTGATGTTAATGATAATAAAATGACAGTACCATTTGCATCGGGGAACACAGAATATCAAGAGTATCTAGCTTGGTTAGCAGAAGGCAATGAACCAGAACCATCAGATGAACCACCGCAAGAGGAACCACCCGTTACATGATAAATATAGTAAAACAATTTTACTCAATTTAAATTAACAATAGTATGTCATACATCGGTAACTCACCAGTTTTACAAATATCTGAAAGCAAAGAAGACCAGATTGTAACTGCAACAACGCAATCTGTCTTCAACACCAACGGATATCTTGTCGGATACATCACAGTTTACCGCAATGGTGTACGTTTATCTGCAGATGATTTCGTAGCTACCGATGGTGCAACAGTCACACTCAATGCAGCCGCCAACAAAGATGATCTAATCAGTTTTGAATATCGCACCGAAATCACACAAGGTGTGAAGATTAGTGAAATCAAACAAGAGATTCTAGTCACCAACACCGCAGTTACTGCATACACTCTATCCTCTGACCCGCTACCAGAATACACAAACGTCTACTACAATGGTTTGTTGTTGTCTCAAGAGGACTATTCATTCAATGGTAGAGTGATGACCATGTTGTTTAGTTTGAATCTAAATGACGTAATCACGGTCATCATGAAGAAAGGTGTTGATGTTTCAGAGTACTCAGTTGCATCAGAAGCAAGAGAAGAATTCACAGTTACAGCAAACACACAAACAGATTTCATCACATTCAACGAAATCACGGATGGTCTGACAGATGTGTTTGTCAATGGAATCAAGCTTTCCATAGATGATTTCACGGTGACAGGAAGCACAAAGACAATCACATTGACAGATGCTGCGGTGAGTGGTGATTTGGTTGCTGTGATTAGCAAGAACAACTACATCACTGGTCCACAAATCACAGAGGCAAGACAAGAATTCACAGTGACTGCAGCACTTGAAACATCGTTCACAACAAGCGGACGTATTGTTCCAAGTCATACAGATGTCTATCTAAATGGTATACGTTTGAACACTGCGGACTATTCAATCTCTGGTCAGACAGTGACATTGACAGATGCACCTAATGAAAATGACATCGTGGTTGTCTACAGTAGAACAAGCCTGACAGATGCTACAAAGATTGGAGCAACTGGTGGAGGAAATGATAGAGTGTTCTGGCAAAACGATACGACACTCACAACATCCTATTCTATTCCATTGAATACTAATGCGTTGTCTGCTGGACCAATCACAGTAGCAAATGGTGTAGTTATAACAGTGCCTGATGGCTCAACTTGGACGGTGGTATAAATGGCAACGAGTATAATAAAGACTGATGAGATTAGAAGACTAAACGATACAGTGTTGATGAGTGATGGTGTGTTGAGTGGGAATGTTACGTTTCCTGCTGGGCATATTATTCAAACATTTCATAGAACATATCAAATTGAAAACTCTGTCAATTATAATGGCACAACAGCAATAACTGTTAAAAGTGATGGGACTATAAGTGGTTCTAGTACAGAAGAGTTTTATGTTGATGCATCAAATATTACATCTGGGAACAAGATATTTTTGATGTTTACTTTTTCTTATAGCATATATGGTTCTGGGGTGGATGCAATTTTTGGATCATTTGGTATTTGTCGAGATTCATTGACTGTTGATAGCAATGGAGATCCCACTAATGATTTAGTAATTAATCAAACTGCGAATGATATACTTGGGGTTAACCAACAGGCAGGAACTAACATTCAGCATCAAGGTATGTTAACTTTAACAGCATTTGATACTCCTACAGGTGCTAGTCATAGATATAAACTTACTTATCAAACAGCTAGTTCAAATTATTATTTTAAAGTACGACCTCAAGCTATAAATAACTTTTTCGCTTTTGAGGTACAACAATGAATTTTTTAATTGAAGCAATTAATTTTTTTACACCCAATGCTGTTGTTTCTCTTAGTGAAACTAAAATAGTTGAATGGCATGATTCTCGGCCTCAACCAACCGAAGCAGAAATCCAAGCAAAGATTGCAGAATTAGAAGCAGCCGAACCACTACGCCTATTAAGAATAGAACGCAACCGATTGCTACAAGAAACAGATTGGCGTTTTCGTTCAGACCTAACACCAAGTCAAGCATGGTATGAGTATTGCCAAGCACTCAGAGACTTGCCTGTAAATAGTGAACCACAACTAGATGAGTTTGGAAATTTAACTAACGTAAATTGGCCTACACCACCGGAGAATTGATAGATGCCAAGTGCTTTAAGAATAAAAGAACTAAGAGATTTGAATGATAATGTAATCATGAGTGATGGTGCGTTAGGCGCAAATGTCACGTTTCCTGCTGGGCATGTGATTCAGACAAAGGTGATTAAAGATTCTACTGCTAGAGGTGGATTTGGCAGTCAAGGAGACACATACACTGGAGTTAGTATTACATTTGATAACAATTTGTCTAGTACAAACTCAGTTGTCTTAATTGAAGCAAGTCTGCAAATTGATATACAAAATGACACTGGATATGGCTTTACTTGGGGGGCATCATCTACAACATTATCGGGTAATAAAATAGGAGTTGAGGGTAGTACAATTACAAATTTTTCTAGAGGCGCTCCACCTTATATTAACGGATCTCGG